TCGCAGCGTGGCCGCGCCCTCGTCATAGGCGCGAAGATCGACGCGTCCGTAGAGTGCGGGATCGATCTCGCCGGACGTGAAGCTGGTTTTCGTCACTGTGACCTTGCTCATCAGCTTCGTGCCGCGATGAGCGTGAAGTCTTCGACTGCGCGCGGGGTGTCCTGCTGACTGTCGATCAATCTTGCAATCTTGAGCTCAGCTGCTGCGAGTCGCTGCAAAGCCTCAGCGCGGCTCGTCCCTTCCGTGAGGGGCAAGCAGAACTCGGCAGCGAGCTTGGCGACCAAGACCTGCACGAAGAACGCTGGAAAGGTAGCCGTTGCCGGGCGTCGCTGATGGTTGAGGACGACGTCGGTGCTGTTGGCGTAGAGGCGATCGCCGGCAACGCGAAATTCCAGCCCGCGGCCTCGGCTGCTTGCACCAGCAGAAATCACGCGCAAGACATCCGCTGGAAGAGCGAAGACGTGCGAATAGCCAGCCTGCGACGGTTCGTCGACTTTCTGGAGCACTGTCTCGAAGAGGGAGAAATGCCACGGATGGGCGGTGATAAGCGCGCGAAGCGTTATTTCGTAGAGGTGGCGCCCGACATCTGCCTCGACGGTCTCGTCATCGAAGGAAGAAATCGCGTTGGCGCCAATCTTGACGAGCGCGACGGAGCAGATCTCGACATCGGTCAGAGTCATGATGCGATTCGCTTGTGGCTGACGTCTGGGAAGCAACGCGCAAGAGCCAAGCTTGGTGCGCGCCACAGTTCGCCGATCGCGGCAGACCGGCGATGAATCACCGGTCTGCCTGGCGCTGCCTCCTGGCGGCGCCTTTGGTCGATCAGCTAGTCGGCGTTGATGGCACCGAACTGCGTGATGTTGCTCACGTCCACGACGCCGTTCTCATTGGTTAGAACGACGACGATTCCATGCATCGGGGAATCGTTGATCCCGGTGTTGACCAGCATGAAATCGCCGGGACGCAGCATCTTGCTGGCCATATTGAAGTAGCCGGCGTTGTCGACCTCGGCGATGATATCGTCGGTGCGATAGTGCCAAAGGGTAAAGCCGTTGGCATAGGAGATGGCGCTGAGGCCGCTCGATGAATAAGCCATGTTCAGACCTCCTTGCAGGGCATCGCGACGACGCCGTCTTCGTCGATCAGCGCCGCACCCTGCGACATCGAGTTCGAGATGAAGTGCGCGGCGCGGTCACCGTGCCAAGTGATGTCGGACTTCACGTCCTGGCCGATGGCATGACCGATCGCGCTCTTGTGGTACCAAAAGCAGTGTCGGACACTGCCTTCCATCGGAAGGCCGGAGTGCGGCATCCAGAGCGTCCCGAGCCAGACCTTGGCTTGAGTGCCTCGCCATGGCAGCTGCTCGTCACCGACAAACTCGGCATTGGCAAACTCGGCGACGTTCAACAGGTCCGACCACTGCTTCCAACCGATCACGGCGTACCGCTGGCCGTCGTCGGGCACATCGACCTCGCCGAGCATCTCGAAGGCTTGCAAGACCTTGTCTTTGGTAAGGCCGCTGCTGTCCTGGCCTGCCACCTGAGTGGCCGTCTTGAGCGCCTCGAGAATCAGCTCGTCGGTCTTGCGGCCGAGAGCAAATGCGCCGGCATTTGCCAGCACCTGGCGCTCGTCGAGGTTGGTCTTCAGCTCGTCCAGCTGATCGACCCATTCGCCCGCGTAGTAGTCGACCAACGTGGCCTCGATAGCGCTGAAGTCGACGTTCATGACCGGCACGATGCCATGCCGGGCCTTGGTCGAGGCAGCGCCCTTGCCGACCTTCTGAAACGTCGTCGAGCTGCCCCGCACGCCGTTCTTGACGCGAACGGTCGCCCGAAGCTTGGAGCCCTGCCGCTGATAGGCCTCGTGGACTTCCCGTTCGAACTGCTTGGAAAACGCTTGATCAATGGTGATAGACATCGCGCACCTTGGGGTTGCTAGTCGCGATAAAGGGGGGAGCCGCCGGTTGTCCTCGCGGGCCGCTGGCTCGGGCGATGGAGTGGCGATCGGGCAGGCCGGGCTTGGTTCTCTGCCGTTAATCGCTCGTCTGAGGGTCAACCCGGATAGAGGTTGCGGTAGCCCGCTGTGACCCTCTGGACGATCTCGGGATCGCGATCGCGCCAGTAGCGCGGATCACGAATGAGCTCTCGAAGGCTGTCCTCGGTGACGGCTACCTGACCAGAGCCAGCTTGGCCCACTATGTCGGGTTCGGCCTTCCGCATCATTTGATGGAGAGCGAGGATGCCTTCGTAACTGCTTGCCAGCGCCGTTTGCAGCTCCTCAGGCAGATTTGCCTCGGCAAATGCCTTGATCTGCGCGGATGTCGTCCGCCAACCCTCGGGGCCGCCAAAGTGCTGTTGCAGGCGATCTAGCTGCCGGGTCGCTTCCAGCTCTGCAGCTGCCTCATCGATCACCGGCAGCAGGCGCTCCGCTGCCAGATCATAGACCATCTGGGCCTGGCGTTGCGTGAAGCCTGCCGCATGCAGCATCTCATTGAGATCGGGATCGGGAACGACCAATGGGTGTGGCGCCGTGATCTCGTACGCTTCCGCTGTCTCGGGTCGGCCGAGCAGGCCCAATAGCCTCCCGACGCCCTCGACATCGTCATCGCCATCGGGACGCGGCACCGAGCGACTGAGCCGCTTTTCCAGCTCGCGATATGAGCGCAACAGCGCTTCAGTTCGGATCGTGCCCGTCTCACCATCCCAGAATTTCTCGGGTACGTCGTCCGGACGGGCCGTCGGCTCCAACGGCGCAGCAGCTCGTTCCGGCTCACTGGCACTTGTCTCGTCCGGCCGCTGGGTCGCGCCGGTCGACAAGGCGTCGTGCGGAGCCGTTCCAGCGGCATCATTCGGCTCGTCGGGCACGGTCGGGGCTTCGAGTTCGTCGCTTTGCATGGTCAACCTCGAGGGCGGGCTAGTCGAAGGATGTAAGCAATGGCTGAGCGTTGGCCTTCGACATGGCGCAGCTCAGAATCGGATGCCGCGGGGGCTACCCGTCGCTCGAGAAACGTCGCGCGAAGATGCTGGATCACGAGCTCGCCATTGCTTCCGGCGAAGCATGCGGCGACGGCTTGGGCCAAGTCCTCGTCATATTGTGAGGTCGGCGTGGTGGCAGAAAACCACGACCACCCAAGATCCTGATCTTCGTCATTCAAGTGACTATCCACGATTGATCACTCTTTGCTCGAGCTGACGACCAGCTCGCGTGGCACGCCAAGCGTGTCAGCAAGCCAGCTCGCTGCGGCGGCAAGGTCGACGAACTGCCCGGCATCGCCGCCGAGCTTGCCGACTGTCTCCAGCCAGAGAAGGGTGTTGCGGATCTCCTCGCGTGCCTGGACGCGTGCAAGCGGCGAACGATGATGGACATCTGCGATCGTGCCATCGAGTGCGACGGCCGGCACTTCGCCCCGCCGGCGCAGAATGGCGAGCGCACGCTGCATCAAAGGATTGAGCAGCTCGGCTTGAAGCCGGCCATAGATTGCGCCGAGCAGTCGGGTCATCTCAGCGCTGCGCTCCAGCACCTCAGTAGCCGTCATTCGCCGATCGTTCATCTGTGCCAGCCGATCGGCCAATAAGGTGTGGCGAATGCGGGAGCGGAGATCGCTCAAGACCAGCTCCGAGACGTCGAAGCGACCTGGCGCCTGTAACGGCGTCAATCCCGCCGACCCGGCCGCTTTTGGAATGATGCTTCCCGGCACTAGCCTGATGTTGGCCGGGTTCAGCACACCGTCGTCTTCGGCCAGCCAGATTCCCGTCGCGGCGATGGAGGCGTTCTTCAAGACGAGCTCGACGACCTTGTTGGCCGTTTTGATGTCGGGCAACGCGGTCATCACCGGCGAGCGGCCGTAGAGCTCACCGGTTCCTTTCATCCATCGAAAAGTCAGAAAAGGAGGATGCTCGAACACGCCCTCGGCGAGCACCACGGGCGATCGAACGGCATCGCCTTGCACCGGGAGGATCGCCTGGTAGTGAAAATAGTTGCCTCGGGCGTTGACACATTCCAGCAGCTCGAGCTTGAGCTCGGGTGCGGCAGAGAGCGGGTCGCTGATGCCAGCAAGCTGCTGGCAGTCGGCGAACCGTCTGCGAATGCCGGAGAGTGTCGTCGTGGTTACGCGGAAATGACGCTCGATATCACCGTTGCCGTCTCCATCGAGATAGATCTCCGCTGCCGGAATTGCGGTAAAGCGAAAAGCGGAGCTGCAGCCAACTGGTGCTTCCTCGAATAGCAGTGTAGCAGTGCCCGTCGTGACGAGATCGAGAAAGCACTGATGAATCTCGACCGAGAAGTTCGAGCGATCGAAGTGGCCTTGAACCCTGGAAGCTGCGGAATCGAATATCTCTGCGAGTTCATGTCTGTCGGCGTCTTCGACGTCATGGCCCGGACGCAGGCCGAACCACCGCGACCATGGCGGGGTCAGCTCGGCAAGCAGGCTCGCCGCCAGCTGCTCGACTGCGTCAGGAGCGGTGCCGTCGAACAGCCGTTCAGCATGGTTGCTTCCGGCAAAGGCTCCGTGTGACAGGCCGTGCCCGCGCATCGGTAGAGCATAGGCGTAGCAATCGCGCCACAGCTGCTCCCAACCGAGCCGCCGCTCTCGCGCCTCGGCGAACCTTTCGAAAACTGCCGGCAGTGACGCATCCGTCATGCACCGTTCCAATCAAGCTGTAGTACGAAAAGGAATATAAGCCTATAATGGCAGGCTGTCAACGCCATTTCTCGCTGCGATGGGCAAGGTGTGAAAAGAGTTGGTGAGGGGTGATGACCCAAGTCTGATTGCAGCCGACAATCCGCTTGCATATCTCCACGCAAGTGAGCGGGCGGAGCCAACATGCTGTTCCTCCGCAATCGTCGAACTCACCTCTGACGACGCTGGCACCCAGCGCAGCCAGCGACGACATCAAAGCTCTTGAAGGAAGCGCGGGTGCGTTTTGCAGCAAGACGCGGTCGCTCATGGGATCACAGAGCAACCAGCCGTCGGCCCCCTCGAGGTAGGTGAAGCAATGGCGAAAGCCGCGCTTGAGCCAACCGAGGCACATTGCACGCACCTGCATTTGGAAGCCGACTACGAGCAC